AGACGATAGCACCTTTAGAGGGAAAAGTGTGGGCTTACAGTGCAGGAATTTGATCGGTCTTGGCACGGTAGGCTTCCAGCACCATCTTCTCGACAACCTGCTCGAAGACTTCGCGGGGGAGGGTGCTGAGGGTCGCCGCCGTCAATTTCCCTGCCCTCATCATGTAATTCGGTAAGGTTCCGACATCTTTGAACCCAAACTTCGCCATGAACCGCGCCGTCAATTCGTTATCCGCGTAGCGAACGCCATGCACCGAGATCACATCGAGCTCCTGAAACAAAACAGCGATGCCGAGCGCGGCGAGGACTTCCACCTCCGTTGATCCCCAATAGGCGGGGACGAAGCCATATCCAGCGAAGCAAGCCTTCTGACCGCCGGGAACTCCGATCCGCACGGTAGGGAACTGAATCCCGGCTACGTCAAACTTGTCGTCCTTCCACACGCCAAGTATGCAGAGCGGAACAGAGGCAAGATACGAGGTGATCGCGGGAAACGAAACGTCCTGCATTCCGCAAAAGAGGGTCTCCAAAATCCCGTTTCCTTCGCGGCGATTGTAGCGATTACCTTTGAACTTGAAGTACAGTTCGCCGAGGAATCCTTCGCCGAAGACCGAGGTGTCCTTGCGATCATAGACGAGGGCCTGGCAATTTTTCCAGCGGTACTTGTCGTCTTTCAGTGCTTGGAGGATGCTCACGCTATTCCGAGCCTCACCGGGACCTTCCACAGGCGAATACCGACCACCCGCTTCTCGGTCACCTTTCGCGCGCAATAGTTCCATCCTGGGTGTCTCGACTTGTACCGTTGCGCGGTTCTGTGCATCCTCGATGAGTCCTCCTCGTTCGGAACGAAAAAGCTGTCGCCCATCTTCATTATTGGGAATGGATAGAGAAGGGTGCTCCGCGTCTTTGCCGTCTCTTTGCTCTGCGTTTTCCGGCGTAAAGCAGGGATAGGGATTCCCTTCTCAATCTTGATTGGAGAGAGTTTCCACGCAGGTATTTTCTTCTTCGCCATATCATTCCTCGCCTACGGGTTGTTGGTCCCTACGGCTTCACTCCGGCGTTTTCCCGGTCTTCCCGCTCCTTCTCGGACTTCGCCATTTCAGCATACACCTCAGACATCGGGCGCGGTGGCTTGCCAGGCGTAAAGCCGTCGAGGGTGCCCTTGCTGGCGAAGTGCCTCAGCTTCGTAATGCTCAGTTCCGAGTTGGAGAGTGGCGGGAACTCCAAAACTTCCACGTCGTCACTCGCTGTGATGATCGCATCGAATGGTTGCAGGACAAGCGATCTTTCTCCAACCGTCACGCGCTGCATCGGGGTCAGACGATCCCAAATGCACATAAACTGATCCATCGTTACCCTAATAATCTTCACTTGGTTCTCCTTTTTCTGGCCTTCAATTACTTCGCGTACTTTGCGTACTTTGCCCTAGATTCTGCTCCGCGACGAAGTGCCTCTCGGATTCCATCGAACGTCGGAACGATGTTGGGGTCCGTGAGCGATGAGTCGATCTCAGTGTCCACTAGTTCGACATGGATTTCTTTGAGACGCTCTTTCGTTTTGCTCTGGAAGATACCGACAAGGGAGAATGTGCCGCCACTAGCGAACAAACTCCCTCGGAAACCCGGCTCTACCACTTGAGCGTCTTTCAGCCCCCAGATACATTTCCAGCGAAGATGCGCCGCGTGGCCGCGATTGAAAAGGGCGAACTGATCCGGCAGAATCACTTCCTTGCAGGTAACGCACTGCTCAGAATCCAGGGCAGTCGCAAATCGGGACTCAATGATCTGTACCTTTTTCTCCCACAAGCTCTCAGACTCTCCGATCTTGTAATCGAAGTAGTCCTCGAACACTTGCCCGTCTTCGCGCTCTCGAACGAAGGCGAGACGGTAGCAGGAAAGCGTCTCGACCGTCGTAGTGGAAGTCTCACTTCCATCTTTCACTCGCTTCGATAACTCCTTCCCTGCCTTGACAACGTGCGGTGGGAAAGAGTCAACCGGGAACTTGCCAAGTTCGCCAAACCGAGCGACAACCTTGCTGGCCTTCTCGACCCATACGTGCTGCGGCATCGGGATATTTTTGAGCCGTCTGATTTTCATTGCTTGCCTCGTTTCAGCCACAAATTTGATGAAATTCATTAATTACGTCTTGGCGGTTTTCCGATTCAAGGATTTTCTTGCTATTGGCAAACATTGCGGGCCAGTAGGGATCGCACCTGACATCAGACAGCACGAGTTTCCCGTCCACAAACTGCCCGCACCATCCATTCTTAAACCACCAGTCCCCGCGCTGCTCCGCCTCGCTCTCCAGATTGCGCGATACGATACGCTGATCTTGCGGCATCCCATTGAATATGTCGTTGAACTCTGACTGGGACACGTACCTTGCATCGGAATGGTGCTTGTGAAGTTCAAGCACCTCTTCAATCGCTGTTGGTTTTGCTCTCACCGCACCACCGCCGCAATCACGCCAACCAACGTCAGGAACACTGCGCTCCATCCGAGAGCCAATATTGTCGCGTACCTCGACACAGTGTAGTTCGACTGCCCCGGCATCCCGTTGCGCGGATAGCGAACGTGCAGGTATCCCTCGTAGAAAACCAATATCCGCACATTGAAGAGGAGTCCGTAGACGGCTCCGGCGAGGCAGCAGATCACGACATCCGAAGACGCGTGAGTGTATTTACTCGCCAGAGCCATCCCGAATCCGACCGCCATCAGCAAGCGCGCGATGCTGACGAAGTGGCCGATCATTAAGCTGAACGTGGCATGTGCCGTGTCGAAGTCGAACTCGAAAGTGGTGTTTGCCAAAGAGATGCGAAAGAATCCCCACAGCACGAGGGGGAGCAGCAGAATCGGGATGAGGATGGTCGGCATGGCTACCCTCTCGGAACCATCTGCGGACGCGGGTTAGGAGGAACAATCCCCGTAGTGGTTGCGCCAGCGAACTGCTCCTTCGCGGCCTTCAGCGCGCCAGCCGCATTCAGCACGGTTGCAATCGGCTGATCTGCGATGGTGAACTCACCGGTCGCCAGCAGTGCTCCGGCCAGCTTGTTGAGGTAGCTCGACAGGTCGCCCATGTGGTTTTCGAGTTGAGTTTTGGTGGGTGTCCGTTCAGACCAGTTTTGCGCTTCCAACTTCAGAGTGATATCCATTTGTGTCCTCGTCTTTCAGGTTGGTGGTTCGCGGGATTACGTTAGCAGGGTTGTCCTTGAAATTGTTCGCGGATTCCGGGGCGGCTTATATCTTGACTGTAACCGCACTTCGGGCAGATCGGCGCGATCGGAAGGCGAAGGACTTTGAACTTTTGTCCGCACGCCGGATGTGTCATTGCGCCCTGTATCCATTCGCCATTGATGCCCTGCTTCCATTTGTAGTGGGCTTCGTGCTGACACGTCATCTCCACCCATATACTTTCCTTCTCCGTAATCAAACGCTCGACCGCATCGCGGTACACCATCGCCCTGTCGCGCCACTCCCCTATCGTCATCGGGTATCCCGTAAGGGGATTAGTCAAGCGAGGTTCATCGGCTTTTGCCTCTGGCACAACCAAGCCGAGCGTGGAGAGTGGGAGAACGGAGAAGAATTTGCGGCGATTCAGCATGTAGACACTCTACTCGGTTCATGCTTGCAGGTCAAGGAAAGATTTCAAGCCCTCATTTGCATCGGTGCACCGTAGGGATTCGGCTCGCGTGTCCGCCGTCTGCGCTTCTGTGTTCGGATGTCGGCGTAGAGGTTTTCGTCGTCATACATACGGACTATCCGCTCATCCTTCATGCCGGATTCTTCGATCCAGTTCAAAAAGCACACGTTACAGTAGGGTTGTCCATCGACCAGCCAGACGACCTTGCGCTTGTCGCGCTTTGCAAGATGCGCACATTTCTCGCTGCAACATTCAGACATTAGGTTGCGACCTCCGCAATTTGCCACGAATTGTTCTGGACAGGACGCCACTCGCATTTCGGAGCCGACCAATTCTGCATCGGCGCAGTGCTGAGAGCGATCATCCGCCACGTCCTGAATTTCAATGCCGGGAGCCGAACGCGGATAATCGCGCGATCTGGATTCACCGGAAGTGTGAATGTGTAGTACGGCGTCGAACTCCCGTCGGTGTAGAAGGCGAGAGAAACCGTCGTCGTCGAGGTGTAGTCGAGATAGACGTTCTTGCAGATTTTGCTCGCGTCGATTCCGAATTTCTGGAAGTAGGAATCCAATGATGTCCTGTTCGCCGCCAGCACGTCCGCGTAGATATTCAATTGGTAGATGAACGGCGCTACCGTCACATCTCCAGTCAAAGCAGGGCTGCACTTGTACGATTCCTGCCCGTCTCCGCCATTGACCTTCAATTGAATCTTCTGCCGCTCGCTCGTGTTGATCGTCCCCAGGGTCAGAGGCGCAATTCCGTCGTCGAAGTTGAGGACAACAGTGAGCGTTTGCCCGTAGGTGTTCGCGTCCACTTCGACCGTGTTCCACTGCTTCGGGAAGTGCGGCGCGCCGAGATCTTGGTACGGAATCTGATTGATGAGTTCGATGGGAGTTTGGACTAAAGCGCCGCTCTGCCATCCGCCGTCGTCGTAGTCCTGATTTGGCACCTGGTCCTGCACGATGGCGTACTTGTTCGGGAAGGCCGCTGGAGCCGGGACTCCGGCAAGTAGCATATTCGTGTCGCGCTCCCACAGCATCGCAGTCGCGGCAACATCGTCATAGCGGAATCGGCTGTAGTTATGATCGAATGCCAGCCTGTATCGCTTGCCGCTGTCGAGGCTGACGTAGCTGCCAAACGTAACATTATTGAAGTATGCGAACACGTCATTCGCAATCTGCGTGGGGTCAGTCAACGGCACCGGAGTCAATGGCGTCTGCTTGAAGAGGAACTCGACCGGCAGGGTAACATACGCACCGTCGGCTCCACCGAAGCGGCGCCAGCCGTCCGCACTCCTGAAGCCCACTCCGCCTTCATCCTGCGTCCAGCCCTCAGAAGCAACCGCGCCATGAATCGACCCTGTGGGCTGCGGGTACGGCTGTGCGCCACCGACAATCAGCCACCACGTTTGCGTCGTCGCCACGAACAACGTCCCGCGCCAGTTCACCACGATCACGATGGGAAAGTCCGGGCTTCCGACTGGGATGTAGTCTTCTGGCCCAAAGTTTTCCGGCTGATTCTTCTTCGAGAAGTAGAGGTAGTGCGGATTGTTCTTGTCCCCCGCAAGCCATACTTGATCGTAAGCCAAAGCGCAAAGATTGCATGACTGTCTCGGAACCGCGTAGACGTTGACCGGCTCGCCCGCGTTGTGCTGGAGACGGAGCGTAGCGGTGAACTGCCCTGTCCCGCCGGTGGTCACGGAGACCTGTTCCAGATTGTTCGCGTTGCCGACATCGACGATCTGGTTCGGCACGAAGACGGCGGCGGTCTGCGCTACCTGCATCGTCTGCGGAGCAAATGTAGAATAGACCCCCGTCCCCGGAGATGACGGAGTGTTGAGCAGCGTCGTCTGAATCGGCGTTCTCAGGGAAGACGTGACCGGGGGATCATTGTCCAGAACAAGAGTCTGAGCCTGTGCGATTACCGCATCGGCGATCACGTCCTTGTAGTAGAACACCCCGCCGCCGGTGATGTTGGGGATTTGGTCGATCTGTCTCCAGTTGTCGTTGTAGGTTCCGCCGCGGCGATATATCCGAACGTGCGTGACCTGTGGATCGCTGGAGTAAAGTCCGGTAGTCTGACTTGCCTGCCGCAAGTAAATCGGAGCCGAGAGCGACGAGAGCCATCCGTAGAGAAGATTGAATTGCTGTTCGGGTGCGGGATTCGATGGAGTTCCCGTGTTCGCATCGTAGTAGATATAGCGGTAGTCGTACCCGACTCCGCCGAAGCTCGATGGCCCGTATCCCCACTGAAGATAGAGGCCGTTGCAGGCGACTGTCGAACTCCCCACAGTGTTCGTGGTGATGACGAGTTGCCATCCGGTGATTGCGCTCCAGTCGAGGCCCGGTTTCCCCGCTGTGCCGACCGCAACAAAATCTCCACGTCTCAGATAGACGGTCTGCCACGAACTCTCGCCTGTAGAAAACGTCCCCGGCTGAAGCTGTGCGGTGATTGAACCCGGCGTCGCCCCACTCAGAAGTCCAACCGAGTCCGCAAGGATCTGCTGCTCCGTGGACGCGTAGGCATCCTGCACCCCGCTTACGCCCTGCTGATAGTATGCTGGAGAGATGTCCTTGTAGTAGTAGCTCGAACTGTAGTCGGAACCTCGCACGTCGAACTGAAGGCGGATATTGTCGATCGCTGCCGGATCGGACACGAGCAGTGTCAGAACGATCAAGTCGTCATCCGTGACCTGATTGTTGATCGAGAGATCGAGATTGACCGTGTGGCCGACTTTTGCCGGTGCGTTTATGGTTGTGTTTTGCGCTACACTGCCAGACCATGCCCACACTGGAAACGATATTTGAGCCAGAGGAACTTGCTCATAGAATCCCCACCCTGAGAATTGGCTTGGGTACGGAGTTCCTTGATGGTTGGCGACCACGCATGTTGACGGAGCGGGTTGCCCTCCGTAACTGAATCCGCCTGTCGCCGAAAGATAGACCACAGAGTAGAAATTGACGAGATACGTCGTAGCGTTCGGGGCCGACTGCACAACGTAAAATCCATCCACCAGATCATTGTTGGTTCCGTAGACGGAGCATAGCGAGTTCGCGGCTAGTCCGTGTGCGGTCTGCGTCGTGACCAGAAGTTGCGTATAAACGCCGCCGATCAGAGTGGCGCTGGCGACAGAGGCAATCGTGACCGGAGTTGGATCGGTCGTCCCCAATACAGCGAGCATTCCGTCCTGAACTCCATCGAACGGATCGGATGCTGCGTTGTTGTCGATGGTCGCCGTGATCGCATTGATCTGTCCGGTGATGTAGACCGGAGAGAAGGTGTTGCTGGCGTTTCCCTGGATGTCGCCCACATACCTCAACCGCACAGTGTTGAGGTTGGTCAGACCTGAGATCGCAGCCGTAACCGTCACCGGAATTTCTGACGACACAGACGAAGACCACCCACTCAAGGTCTGAGAGTAGGTGTAGAAGGGCGTCCATGAAACACCGTTATCCAAGCTGTACTCGTACTGCATAGTTCCCGATAGGGACGACCAGGTTCCAAGATTGACAGACCCATTGTAGGAGACAGTGACGACACTCAGAGTCACGACATCGAGCAAGCCCAGCACGGTCGAGGGGAAACCGTAGAACGACGGGGAGACAAAATGGCTTACTCCTCCTCCCGAGTCTCCTCCGCCGCGAATCAGCGAAGCGGTCTCAGTGGTAAAAAACGGCCCCGTCGAGGCACTGAATGGGCCACTCGGGGTTCCGCCTGAATTGTTTGTTATTCCGAGAAATTCAGGGAAGTCGGTAATCTGTTGCGAGGTCGCTGCATTTAGAGTCGTAACCGCTGTCGAGGCCCAAGCAATCGAGAAGTTCTCCGAAGTGTAAGTGTTTGCCGGGTTGAAGTTGTCAATCAGCGTCAGGAGTGGCGAGTATGGTTGAGTGTTCGCCGTCTGCGCCGGCGGGTCGATGCCGGTCAACTGCGGATTTCCCGTGCCAGAGTCCTTGATCGAATAGTCCCCATCGTAGATGAAGAGGTATGCTTGGCTCGTCTCGTAGCAGGATGCCACTACCGTCTGAAAAGGATTGCCAGAGAGTCCGGTGTAAATCTGTGTGTATGCACCCTGCGCGTTCGAGTTGCGACGCCAGAGCGAACCGTCAGACAGACCTGCATACCGTGACGGAGAACCAGCGTAGGTCAGCTTCGCCAGCGACGTGACAGGAGAGTCAAAGAAGTAGTTTAGGTCGCTCGCGCCAACAGGATCACGGTTCAAAATCATCGTCCCCAAGCGGGTACTCAAAGACTCTTCTGAACGCTCTAAACAGTTGCGGAAATCAAAGTATGCGTATTCGGGATTTCTGTCACTTGCGTATCGAGCCAGTAGGCCGTGGCTTTTAAACAGGAACTCTATGGGCGCGTAGGCTTTCGTTTCCTGCGCCATTACGCTCCCTCGCCAAAGTTCAAGGTCTTTCCAGCCATTCCCGACACAACTCCGCTGCGCTGCTCAAGAGCGCGCTTACGCAGCACCGCTCCAGCGTGATGTTCGGCCAGCCACTTCGTCAGGCAAGCCTCAACTTCGGAGGGAGTCGCATTCTCTGAGCAGTGATACTTCGCTGTCAGAGAAGCGTGGTCGATGCCGACCGTCTCAAGAGGCCCGTGGCTAATATGTCCATCGGCGTGTTTTTCGACAACTCTCACCTGCACCGTGATATGTCCACTGGAGCGGTCGATGTCGGACTTGAGAATCTCTAAGGCCATAACAAGTAAAGGATAACCGCGTTTCGTTCCTAGCACAACGTCTAAAGTCGCGCAAGTAGACGGAAATTTCCCGTGGACGCCGGGCTTGTCGTCCCTGCTGCCGACTGTTGCGCAATTAATCCGCTGGAGTTTACTGCCGCGACCGCTACCAGCGTAGTGCCGTCCTGGTTGACGGAGAGCCTATTTTGCTGTGTATCGTCCGTGTACGGCCCAGCCAACGCCAATGTCTGACTCCCTTTCGTCAACGAGTAGTAATAGACTGACTGTCCTGATCCCGGCAAAGCAAGCGTGTCTGACCGCTGCGCATAACTGTTTTGATTTCCTGAAACAAATTGGTGCGACCCGGCTGAGATTGTGACTGTAGCCGATCCGCCGACCGGCCCTGTTGCCGCGATGCTACTGCTGTTTGTCGTCGGAGCCGTGCTCATACAGGATTCCAGAAAGTCGGAGTACGACTCTCTCTGCTGCTTCGAGTTCAACTGGCGATAGGATTTGAGGGCCGAACTGCTGCCGGATTCCAACTTCGGCGCGAGAGCCGCTGCCGAGTAATTCTTCTCCGCGTGGGCTTTGCTGATTGCATCTGTTGGAGACTGTGGCTCACCGATGTTTGAGACCGTGCTTCCCTTCACGTCCACGCCAGCGGGAAGTTGTGTCGGTCCTGTCGCCCCAGAGAGTTTGTTGACCTGATTCTCGATCTGCGCCTTCCACGCATTCAGAAACGGCAGACCCTCTTCTTGAAGGTCGGAGAGCTTGAGCTGGCCTCCGAGAATTGGAGTCGTTGGCTTGCCAGAATTAGCCATTGCTCTGCCCTTTCGGGTTCAATTGGAAGCCTTCCAAATACCTGCGCACCGCTGCTACGCCACGGTCAAAACGCATCTGGCAATACTGCGAACGAGCTGGATCTGACTGTTCATTTTCCGAACCCAAAGCATACGCCATGACCTTGTAGGATAGCAGGTAGACCAGCGTATCGGGTATCAGAAATCCATCGAGTAGCCCAAGCGTGTCGCTGTCGCGGATACTGCACAGAAGTTCGACGGGATAATTCGATGAAGGCTTACCGTTCACGAGCCACCGATATAGTCCAGCCCTGTCTTCCGCCCACGCGGTTGGAGTAGGCACGAAATCGTTGCGCCATGTCCTGTCCGTCATGGTTATTTCGGCTTGTGTCGTTTCGTAAATCCGCGAGAAGTAGAGAATCGCCCCGCCAGTTGCGCTGCCATCCGCCGCAGTCTGAGGGTAACTGAAACTTGTCGGCGAGATGATTGTGTCCACCTCGAAGACTCCGCCGAATCCCGCCGTGGCATTCTGAACGAAGATCGTCGAACCTTTTGCAAGGCCGTGCGGAGATTGCGCGACTGCGACAACTTCATCGTTCGTTCGCGTCAGAGATGTGAGCGCACAGTAGTACGTCGATGCCGCGACACGGTTGATCTCGATACAATTCGATGGCGTGTTCTGGAAGACTTGACCATAGAGGAGGTTCTGGTAGGAAACCAGATAGGCAACCGGAACTTGACTGAGCAGTTCATTGTTCGCTCGACTGATCCATTCGATCATTTGGGCTTGGGTAAAGAACTCGTCCACAGGAACCTGGCTCGGAAACGTCGGCGCAAGAATCGTCTCGCCTGGATTATGGGAGTTGACCAGCGCAGTCGTGTTGATCGTCCCGCCGCCATTGACCGAGGTGATGGTCACAACTTCTGCGGTGCTCAGTCCCCAGCCAACCACAACTTGCGCTCCATCGTACATCGCAGTTTGGTTGGAGACCGTGATGATCGGGCCGGCGGCGAAGTTCGTGCAGACCGCCTGACAGATGGGTTCGAGCAAATGGAGGCTCACCTCTGCTAGAACATCCGCTACCGTCCTGTACCCGACCCCTATGGCTGCCATTGCTCACCGTCCTCTACCTATGCCGCCGCATTGCCAGAAGGACGCAGCGGAGGCGTCTGCCAGCCCGCAGTGTCGGCCTTGAGCGCAGCCTTGGCGTCTGGATATACCGGAACCGCAGGACGGTCACCAGCGGCCTCTACGGGCGCGGAATCGCCGTCTGGCTGTGGAATGGCTTCGGGATGCGTTTGATCCCAGTCGGCAGGCTTGTTGACTCCGAAGAACTTTGTTCCGCCACATCCGGGGCATGTGGTGAGCATCGTCCCCTTGGCTCCGCCAGCAACCGCTTCCTCGATCTGTCCGGTCGCATTGCACTGAAGGCAAGCGGCGACGAATCCTCTGCAAAAGCACCTCGCGCAGGACATCGGCTTCGCAGGGTCGCTGTTAGTACACCAGCACTTCTCAACACGTCCATGTAGGTCTTGAATTTTCATCGGTTCACCTCGTCTTTGAATTGTACCGCTGTTCGTCTATCGCTGCGTAGTGGGGTTGGCCACTATCTGAGCACCAACCGAGCCAGAAAACACGAATGGATCGCGCCTGTTTTCCAGAGCCGTCATGCGCTTCGCATCTGCAAGATACGATTCATAATCGGCCATCGACGCCTTGAAGTCCCCGCCGCCCGCCTTAAATTGCAGGTATGAAGCTGCATATTTCTCCAAAGCCTGAAATGTTTCCGAATGGAACGGAACCGCTTCGCTCCCCCCGTACGGCCACATATCCGTCACTGGCGATGCGATGCCGGTGAGAAGCACAGTCTGTGCTTGCGCAACCGATGGATGCACGATGAACTTTGTGAAGCCGAGCGGCGCCCATGTCGTGATCGAATCGCCGATGTCCTGCTCCCAGTCCGGCCCTGCCACCTGCGCGCCGTCGAGGTCTTGCAGCGTCACTTTCCAGACTTCGGACACTGGGCCTTGTAGCCCAGTAACGGCAAATACTCCCTTGGGAACGATCTGGAACGGCGTGTTTGGTTGCACCTCGAACGGAACGCTCACGATCATGTCGGGTCTACCGACCAGAAGGAGAAGATCGCACATTGCCTCCATCAAAGCTGAGGTCGCCTCATTTTGGCTCCAGAACACAGGACCGTTCTCTACGGATTCATCGACCCGGCTATAGAGATACGGCAGGAGTGTGCTGATCGTCGCCATTTAGATCTGGTCGAACCGCGCGATGAATGTATCGCCGGGAGTTGAGCCGAACAGCCAGTATTGATCGGTCTGATACGCTTGCCCGGTTCCGGTTGTCGGATTCGAGTCCTGCCAGTATTGCGGAGGCCCGCCGGCAAACATCGAAGAGTCAGACGCGTTTATGGTCGAGTCGGTTCCGAGATAGATAGCCCCGCTCAGAGTCACAGGAACGATCTGCACATGGTCGGAGGTCTCACAGAGTACGATGTACTCTCCGGAGACGTGGTTCTGCATAAGTCCAGTGACGGTGATCGAGGTTGGGCTCACAATGGAAGCAATGGTGCCCTGGTCGAGCAGGCCGCGGTTCGCCGTCGTGAAGTTGGCCTTTGGGCCGACGGCTACACGATCGCCCACCTTCATCCCAACACTGGAGGTCACGGGCACGGCGACGGGAGCCGTAGTGGTTCCGGGGCGATTGGTGCCAGTGAAGCGATCGACAGAGAAGTTGACTGCCGCCGTCAAAGTTGTGCCGAAGACCGGCTGCGATGCCGAGGCTACCGTCTGGATTCCCTGGAATGTCCGAATTGGCATTTGCTACTCCTTCACTGCAAGTATAACTCCTACCTCGTCACCGTCAATCCTAATCCTTCATGCGTCCTACTTGCGTTCGAGGACAAGTACAGCGCGTTGTTGTCCATTAGCTAGGTAATAGGCTCCCCACAGACGCAGTTGTAGGCGCAGTAAGCAGTGCATACTGTGAGTAACTAGATGGGTAGTTTACACTATTGAATACAGTACTAGATGGCGTGAGGTAGGTACCAGCGGGCTGCTTATTATTGAACGTCGTCCAGTCAATTTGCGATAGATAGCCATCCACCGATGAGGTTGCCTGGGCCATCGAGCAATTCACGCTCGATCCGCTCGTCGTGCAATCCACCGGGGCTGTGCCCGTGACCGACGTGAGCGTGTTAGTACCAACTAAATTTGTCCCATCGTTCCATACGCTTGCAGTATTGCCGTTGGGAATAGTGATACCAGTTCCGCTTACGCCGATGATCTGGATTGCTTGCCCACCCGTAGTAGCATTCTCGATGGTGAAGTTGAATCTTCCAGCCGGCGCAATCAGGTTTCGTGTATCAGTCAAGGCAACAGAGCTGGTTACCTTGATGTACATCGCACTCGTCTCAAGTGCTGTCATGGTGCGATTTGCGTCCGTAGTCATGATTAATGTGACACTGTTGATACAGGGGAACCCTTGGCACCCAATGTTGCCGCTTAGATTGATCTGAGGCGCGGGAATCTGTCCCTGCATCACGCCGGACATCATAAGAAAAAACCCTAAAATTCTCTTCATATTAGCTCGCAATCTTTGGTCGAAATGTTCCGGTCAGTGTTAGAAACTCCAAACGCACCTCAACACTTTCAATAACTAACTCTCCGTGTAGTACACGACACACGAACCGACCTGGGTTGCCGGATTGCCGTAGGCAGTGTCAACATTCTGCCAGTTAATCAAAAGGCTGGAATTGAAGCGCAGCGGTGCTTCCTTGAAATATCGGTACCCGGTCCAATAAGTTACTGCGTCGGATGTGCCAAGATTCTGGCCCTGAAAAGCAATTGCCTGCCCACACTCATCGCCACGCGTTAGTCCGTTCTGCCCGTAGAATTGAGTGCCAAAGAAATCCTCACACCCACGATAGGTAAAGGTATTCCCGTCGAATGCAATTACAGGAGCTAATTCAAGCCAGTTGGTAGCCCCATAAATAGCTCCCGCTGCTGAGGAGACAAAGTAAATGCTTTCCAATTCACCGGTTATACCGGTGGTGGACGGGAAAAAGGTAGTAACCTGATCCGGCACAATGGAAGATGTTCTCCAATCGTTCGTCACCATGTGAAAGACATTCTGTGTTGCGGGATACAGCCCCGCTGGAGCTGCTCCCGAATAGTATTCAACCTGAGAATAAACAAAGATTGATTGAACCGTTAACAGTAGTCAGCACCGGAGAACCATTACTCTTCAACGATCCCGTACCACTCGTAATCACATTCAGGCTAGTATTCACCGGCTGCGTTATCGTCTGCGTTGCCATTGGGTCGGTCTTTACCAAATCGGTGGGGACCCCCAGAATCCACCCGCTGACGCTGCAGACGTAAGATGTGTTCGGAGTCGATGCCGTATTCAAGTACGGTTGCCCATAGTTGGCTGTTGTGCAGGCCACTGGGATTGAAGTAGGAAGCCCAGCACCAGTGATGGCGGGCCACTTGATCTGCGTGGCCGGGTTAATCTGTTGTTGCGCAAAAGTCTGTGCAGCAAGCAGAAGCAGCAGTGGTCCGATGAGTCTCTTCATGCTTTCTCCTATCCTAGTGAACCCTACGCGCTGTCATGCCGCTAATTCTCCGTGTATGCGTGAGATTAGAAGCTCCAGATGCACCCTGCCGTGGTCTTTGATAGCTGTGTGACGATAAGATTTGTGACGTGCGGCCCAGTCGGAAGAGTCACAGCACTGGCCGATCCGTTAATCGTTTGCCCGCTCACACCTTCGACTACTGTTACAGCGTTGCTGTTGGTGACGTTGATTGTATAAGTCGCTCCACCCTGTAGCCCATAGCATGTCGGCATGGTGATCGCCGTGTTGGTGGCAGGAGTGACCAAATTGAATACTTGGCTATTGAGCAGCGTTGCAGTTGTTGCAGTTATTAGGTTCGGATTTCCTGCGTTCTGGCCACCCAAGTAATTCATCTCTGCAACAGCCTCAGCATTCATTGCATTCTGACCGGTCTGATTGGGATGCGTGCCGTCAGACAGAAAATCTGAGCCAGAATATGCGCCATCGGCACCTAACAACGGGTTAGATGAAAATACAACTTCCCCCGCAGCCCCCCATGCTTTCCAGTTATCCGCTACGATAGCATCCCAACTATTTTTAAGGCTATCCATCGTAGGGTTCCCTGTTGCATTACTATTCCCAGTTCGCGAAATCATGTCTGCGACTAAAACTTTGCATCCGGCATTCGTATACTTAGATATAACCCCCGCCATGTTGGATTGGATGTTGGCAATGGTCCCGTAAGATCCATAGTATAGATCGTTAGTGGCGGCATCCAATATCAACCAAACTGGACCGTAATCCCCTTTGCAGTAAGTAGCCATGCGATCTGGCTCCATCGCAGCTATCTGCCAAAGTGTTATTCCGACTACGCCAAGTATTCGAGTAGTGTATACTGGCTGTCCGGCGTCCAGCGAAAAGGATGTGCAGTAGGGAGTGGTTACGCCAAGACCATAGGTTATCGAATCACCAACACAATTAATCGTTGGGACTGCCTGACGAATGTTAATTGGGGAAATCTGTATACCTCGCGCAAGGGCGTCGGACCGAAGTATGCTATCAACCGCCTGAGCTTGGCTAGGCGTAAGCTGCTGAGAAAACAAGGTAGCTCTCGGCAACATCCCAAACAGGCTGTTGTTTGCAAAAACCCCCGAATTTACTGAGCCTAGATAAAAATTACCTCCCGCTGGTGCATAACCTCCATCCGTTGTCTGGTTTGTGTATCCTGTTTCTTGGCCGTCAATGTAAATATGGGTCAGCCCGGTTCCAACACCCGATCCAATAGTTACAATCGCTGTGTGAAATCCGCTAGTTGAATTAACGCCTTGCGTCCCATTAGCATTATTGGCATAGATTCCTATGCCAAACGACCCAGAGGCAGACCCACCTCCAACAGGGTGCAACCAATTTAGGATATTAAATCCACTCCCAACATTCGAACTCGTCAGAAATGTCCCGAAGGCTGGGAATGCTATTCCTCCAGAAATAGTCGGAGGAATGTTGTCATAAAAACTAAACGCAAACGACTGTGCTGCATTGACTGCAGACGGCAATAACACTCCGTCTCCTCGTGTGTTGTCATAGACTCCGGTAGTTAGGTTGGTATTGAAACTCAATCCCTGCGGAGTTACCGTAGGAAGTGTTGCACTGCCACCGCCGAGCGTACCGTCATATCCATTTCCGCTACTGTCTATCAATGTCGTACCAACCACGTTGCGCGTGTCATAGTCTGCTAGTGGTTGGTACGGCCAGTTGAACGTCCCCGTAATAGTTTCCGGAGTTAGTACCTTGCTGGGGTTCTCAACGTATACCTGCCCCGGTGTCGGCGCGGTCGCAGAGACGGGATTGCCCTGAAGCGAGGTCGCGTTGCCACCACTGCCACTTCCCGGATTGCATGGCTGCCACGGTCCTCCTGATGTCGCTTGGCAGTATAGTCCTATCGCGGGTGGAGTAAAAGAAAGAGATCCAAAACCTCCAGAAGAAGTCCACGGGTTCCATGTGCCAGCCGACAGAGATAAGTAAGCGGCCATTGGCACAGGCTTCTGCGCCCCAACCGTCAGCGTCAACGCGAGAATTGAAAGCAGTAAGCAAACTTTTTTCATGGCTTCCTCTCAGTCATCCCCTCTTCGCCGCGTCAGTGGCCCATCGCCACCATAGTACGACGGCACACAGCAATTACCCCTGTTCTCGTTCGCCGGAACACTCTCGTCAACAAAGCTCGACTTGTGCTTCATCGCGTCGCAGGACAGGCGCGCGTTATCCTCCGGCGAAGCGATCTCCACCTTCGGGACATACTGCCCATACTTGCCGGGGACGATCGAAGGAACGTACTCCTCCGTGTACCGCTTCGCCAAGCGCGACTGGTCAATGAACCTGCCCTGATTCATCGACTTCGAGTTGACGCTGATTTTGTGGTCGCCGCGCTCCACCTGCCGAAAGGTTCCTAAACCGTCAGTGCTCATTGCTGTACCCCCGAAAATTTTCTCTGGTAGCGATCTCCCACCGTGTATGCCTGCTGCTGCTTCGGCCTGTCCCAGTTCGCCCGATCCATGTTCGTCGGGATGTGGTTGAAGTGGAACCGGCTCTCTGCCTCTTCCAGTTGCCGCCTACTGGTCACGCGAACTTTCTCGCCGCGCTCGTCGTAGATATGCTCCAAGGTGAGCGACCCATCGTTGTGGAACGGGTTGTCGGGGTCAGCGATAACAGTATCCCGCGAGCAGCCGCAGTCCACGCCCAGCCACTTCCCCGCGCTGAAGCGTGTACGAAAAACCGGGACTCCACAACTACCACAGGCTTGACTCATAACTCGTATCCTCCTCCACTTCCTCCAGCCGCGCAAAGATGGGTCGCATTGAACAGTGCGCCTCCACTCTGGTAGTATGGCATATCCTCTCCCATCTTTGTGACTTCAGTACGATAGAGATTTTCGTCGGCGTTGGCCATGCGAAGGATTTCTCCCTCGTAATCTTGGCGCTTAATCCTCGACTCGGCTGGATCGTAGTACCTATTATTCTTGGGGCCTCCGATGACTAGCGCGTCTGCAATTACGTCTTTAATAATTACATCTGCGCGAAAATACGGAGGGAAGGGATCAGAGTCGTTTACCAAGTTGAATGGTTGGATATATGCTTGGAACGGAAACGCTTGCTGAATCCACGAAGCGGGATAAAGCTCTTGGAGATACGAACCGTCCTGCGCAAGAGGCATCCCTGCGGATATATAGGGGAAGTTCTGGTTGGATCTCCAGGCGTCCAGGGTGTTGAGTCCGTCTTGCGTCCAGTGCAGATCAAACTTGTAACCAAGTTGGGTGTTAATCATGGTCTTCAAGTATTTGACGTTAGGCCCGAAGTTGAAATAATACTGAACAATGAAATACCCCGATGTAACCGAAGGGCTGCCCCAAGGCAATTCGAGTGTCAACGTCTGCGGCGTTGCTGTGTCATCCACGGCCACAATCGAGTAGATGGGGCAATTGTAGCCAATTCTGAACTGTTGACCAACGAGAGCCTGCGTCCAGACGGTGCCCGTGCCGACTACGATAGGCGACCCAAGGGTAGTCGTCGCCTGCCCCTTTGTGGTGGCTTGTGGTGCGATCACTTGCCCTTTGACGAAGAGGCTCGCCCAGGTTTTACGGTCTACCGTTCGACGGAGTGAGTTGTTGAGAAGACCGAGTATTTTAGGTTGGGAGAGATCGGGATTCCAGAACTGAACTTGTCCGATCGCCTGCCCAGTATTCATCTGATTGACCGCGGGGTTCGACCCATCAGGAAGAACTTGCTGTGGTATCACAACGCCCGGACTCGGAACAATCGGCATTCACCCTCTCAGATAACAAGAGGGAGAGGGCGACTGCCCCCTCCCTTCTTAGAACTACGAGCCGTCACCACCCGAGTACGAGGGCTGCCCAGGAGCATCCGCTCAGATCGGTCGAGGCGGCAACCTCTGTGAATGCTCCACCGCCGCTGGTCGAGTCCACCACCTTCAGGTTCAACTGCGTTCCAACCGCAGGAGTCGTCCCAAAGAGAGCCGTTGGCTCGACGAACTGCGCGAGGTAGGTTGCGCCCGCAGAGTTGGTTCCGAGGAGCATCGCGCCCACGAGGTAGCTGAGTTCGACTTGAGCCGCAGTGATTGGATATCCGCCCGTAACGTAGTCGGACACGGACGGCTTGAACGTGAATCCGTTCATAATACCCGACTCTCCGAGGAAGTACCGGATGTCCGGGATTTTCGTGATTGTCAATGCCATTGCGAGTTCTCCTCAAACAGGTTCAGCGCAGCCGGTCGTTCTCCACGATCAGACGATGAGCGGGACGTACAGATCGGCCAGGTTCGATGACGCTGCCGCAACCAAGATACCGGCGACCTCGTTCGTGATGTTCGATCCGGGGGCAATGTACGCGTTGGCTCCAAAGGTGCTGGATGCACCGATGATTACTCCGCCAGCTGCGGTTCCGGTCGTGACATACGCTCCAGGCAAGTATCCGCCCACCTGAATCCAGACGAAGTTGCCATTGACCAGAGCGGCCTGCTGCGCCGCAGTCTGCCCGCTCGCCAGTGGGGTCGTGGTCGTGTTGAACAGCAGCCAGCCGGCAATCAGGTTGATGCTCAGGGCTTCGGACGCCAGTCCGGTGACGGTCGTGAAGGTGTTGTCCTTCCAGTACACAAGCTGCGGCCCGGTCAGGAAGTTCTGGCTGACGGTCGGGTTATAGCGAACGTACTTGAAGTAGTTGTTCTGGCCGATCCCCTTGGTCGCGGCCCCAACTACTCCGAGACTCAGCGGAGCCTGGTAGATGCTGCCAAGCGGCTGGTTCGCGCCGTTGTTCTCCAGTGCCGTGTTGTACGTGTCAACCGCCGTGTAAACGGTGGTTCCAGCGGTGAGCGGATTGGTTGCGCCAAAGTCCGGGTAGTCGATTCCGAAAGCCATGATGCTTCTCCTGTGGTACGAAAATCAAAACCTTGCCAAGCAGCCGACTACGATCAGCCAGTTATTCCGGCCAACACAAAGCCCAAGCGAGGTGCGCTCACAACGATGTTGCCGCCGAAGATGCACTGCGAAGCCGCGTCGAGCGAGTTCGGCAGTTCCTTGAACCCGGTCCAGCCGAAGCCGAAGAGTTCGTGGTCGGAGACCCATGCGTTGAGGAAGCCCGTATTCATGCCGAACAGGTATCCTGCCGGGCAATACTGGTCAACCACGAGACGCCGGTTGTTGTACCGGATGGCCTCGTAGCCGTAGCTAACCAGATCCGGGGTGGCATCGGCGACGCGCTGCATCGGGGTCAGTTTGTTGAAAATCTGATTGTAGATGCTCTGCGTGGTCGCAAGCAGATTCGGCTGGTGATTGCCGAAGGTGGCCTGTCCATACGCCTTCTGGAGCCCGGTCAGCGACAGCGGGCCGGCTACGTTCTGGTAGTAGCCGTTGATGCCGGTGTTCGCGCCGGAACCGATGGCCGCGCGCGCGATGTTGCCGTACGACGGGTAGTTGGTTCCGTCGTCGTACCCGGCGAGGATTCCGTCGAGCGCGATCTGCGAAGACACTACGCCCTGACCGTCGGCGAAGAAGTCGGTAGCCAAAGCCTGCACGAGCGCCTGCGAACCGTTAACCATCTTCTCTTCGACGTAGGACATCTTGGCGTCGGCACCGCGGTTCAGCGCGAGGTCGGTGGCGCGAATGGTGACGTTGGCGTAGTAGAACTTCACGTTGAACATCATAGCCGTGTCCGTCTGGACGTAGCTGATGTCGAATGTGCCGCCCGGCGCAAAGGCGCCGGCCTTCAGCGGCGCGTACTGGATCGGCTGCTGGATCTGGAGACCGCCAGGGAACGACTTCTGGCCCTCACTCTTGAAGATCAGAGTGAATACCGGGGAGACTTTGTAGTATTCGTCCACGATCTCCGGGATGATGTGATTCGTGGTGATCGCGCTGATGTCGTTGTATGTAAGAGCCACTGGAATTGCCTCCGTTAAAAATCGTTATGCTACGTGCTCTCCGCGCGATTCGAGACGTTCCTCAAGAGCGCGCGCAGCCTTGTCCAAATGTGTTCCTGAATCGGTTGACCCGTTCGGCCTCTTGTGCAGCATGGTCAGCATCGGGCTTGCCGCTGTCGGCGTAACTCCTGGGACAGCACCGGATGCGCGATCCTTGAGCTTCTCGCGGACGCCGGACTCAATTCCTGCGGCAACCTGCTTGTCGATCCGCGCCTGCCGCGTCATGTCTTCGTAGGCGTCGGTGACGGTACGGAAGGGGCGACCGATAGCAGTGGCGGAGTCAATGTGCGCCTGGAGCTTCGCGTCATCCATGTCCTCGCCGAAGTCTGCGCGGTTACGCGCATCGAGACGGGTAAGGTCTCGGACGATCCTGATGGAGTCGGCGACTGCTCCGCTGCGGAGTTCCGCGCCACGGGCTTCGACAATTTTGTTGACGCCTTCCTTGATCTTCTCGTCGATGTTTCCAAGTCCGTCAAGCCGCGCCATGATCTGCGCCAAGGTCTCATCTCCGGCTCCAGTGGCCGAACGAACAGTGGGAGGCGCCTCGCGCACACGCGGCGCAGTGGGAGGGGTCTCGGTGTCGCCGTCGTAGAAGCTCATAATCTCGCTGGCGCGGCTAAGGCGCGTCACAGCATCGGGGGTGGCGCGCAGCTTGTCGGCTGCTTCTTTGCCCAGGAACCCTTCGAGATCGGTCAATAGGTCTGCCATAATTCACTCTCCTCGTCTTGGTTAATCTGCGGTGTTTGATCCCGTCGTCGCCACGTCAGGGGGTGGTGTCGCGGTGTTCGATGATGCGTCAGCAGGGGGTGGTACAGGTGGAGGTGTTGCGTCTTTGTCGTCGTCCAGCGTCGAAGGATCGCCCTTCAGAACGTTGGCGACTGCATCCTTCATAGCCTTCTTCGCCACGGTGAGTTTCTCGGCCAGGGCTGGATTCATGGCTTCCATCTTCTTCAGGGCTTTGAAAATCCCATGGAAGCCTTTCATCAACTCCTCAACGTCCGCGTCTTTCTTGGGCGGAGGCATGGGGCCGGGCATAGACGCCATGTTCGAGTACGGATTCGGAGGGGCTGCGGCTGGCTCTGGCATTATGCCTTCTGGTTGCCGGGGTAGCCGGTCTTGGTGTTTACGCTCGTGGGCTTGCCGCCGAGCTTGCCGTCGTGAACGGTGTCGCCGAAGATTTCAATGCCACCCTTCGACAATGCGACCTGCGGAATGCGATGGCCGAAGGACTCTTCGGTGTAGCTCTGGCCAGGCTTGGATTTCGTTGCCATGAGAATTTGCCTCTCTCGTGTTGTGGGAGCCGGATTACTCCGGCCCCCGGATTGGTTGAGGAGCAGCGCGAACTTAGCCGCGCTTGCTGTGACGCTTCGCCTTACGTTCCTTCTTGCTGCGCTTTACGATCTTGCGTGCCATTGTTTCTCCTTTGGGTTTCCCCATCGAATCACGGTTTGATTTGAGTCAGCCTGCACTGACTTTCAGGCGGATTGTTTCTGCCTCGCCTCTTACGTTGCTACAACGGAAAACAAAACGCAATGCCTCACACACGCTGAGAAGCGATTATTTTGAAATTATTTTTTAGGCTTGAAAACGCTGGATTGGCGCACACTGCAAGCATCAACGGCTATTTCTTACCGCCATGATGTCCGCCGCCCGCCGCGCCGATGAGTCCTTGAACGCCCGCTGCCTGCATGGCTTCCGCAAGCAATTCCTGCTCGTTCTGCTTGATGTCGAAATTCGGATCGAGCTTCAACAACAGTCGCGTCCGGCTGATGTCCTTATTTTTTCTAAGTCCGAAAGCGATCGTCAAATCCTCGCTTCGCTCTGCGGCCATGTTGAGTTTGCGAATACTGAAGCTCATCGAACGCACGAACTCTTCCGGCTCCATTCCCGCCGGTTTCATCTCGCCATACGACTTTGTGAAATCCGAATCCAGAATCCCTGTTCCGCCGAATAGTTGCGCTCTGCGCTTTACCGGCGAGAACTGCATAATGTTCGCTGCGGTCATCGCGCCAACTTCCGTGAGATAGCTCTTGAGATTCTTCCCCATCAAGCGAATGTTGACGGACTTGCTGTTGAGAATCATGTCGAGCGAATCGCCGCTCGGGACCTGCTTCTTCTGCAATGACTGGTTCATCGCCGCAGAGCCGGAGGACATGTCCTGCTCTTTTTCGAGTCCCTGTTTGACGGCGAGAACGTACGAAGCAAGCTCAGGCGGCTTGCGAAACTCAGGAATCTTCGGCGTGTTGTTGTTGTACCGCAGCTTTCCACCGGGCGCGCCGGGGTCCATCGAATCCCACGACTGGTCAGAGAACGCGGCCTTCGGTGCAATAAGCGTCGGCTCGATCGCGGCATTGACGGTATCCATCACGCCGCCGTTGATGCGGTTCAGGATGTTCTGAATTGCTGCCATCGGTTCAAGTGCCGACAATCCTTTGGAACTCCACGGCATCCGGTATGGTCGATACTTCGCAAACGGATGATTTCCGTGCCAGTAGGGATTGCAACTGTCCGCAAGAATCTTTCTTCCCGCCGATACGACGAGACGGCCACGCGGATAGATCGGCATTCCAGGCTCGACGATGTAGCTCCAGTTCGCATTCTCCGGCCCGACGCGGAAACTCGTGCTCGACTCGTTCTGTGAATCGTCCTTGAACCAGAACTCCTTCATCAACGCGATGGGGTACTTCGTGCCGATCATGCCGTCTTTCTTCTGGCCGAGCATGTTCTGGAGGGACTTCGGGAGCTTAGACCACTGCGATGCCGACATTTTCGCCGGACGCATCATCTGTGCCGGCTGGTTCTGCATATTAGAATCGGGCTTGATGAAATCCGCAATACTACCATACCTCCGCTTGAGGTACTGAAGGGTTACAGGGACGCGGTAGATGACGCACTCCGCCTCTTTGAGCTTGTTGTCGGTGCCTACTTCCATCAGGTTGACCGGTGAGATTGGAATGTACTCGTTGTCGCCGTAGCCGTTGGCGAGCGCGGGGTTCCACTGGACTTTCCCGTAGCCGGTGTGCAACAGCCCGTAGATTACGGTCTGGCTGAGGTCTCCCTCGAAGTCGGTGTTCTCTGCCCAAAGGCTGATGTACTGGTTCAGTAGGCTTTCGAGTTCCGAGAATCCTTCGGGGTGGTCGTGGAACGTGACTTTGAAGTCCGGCAGGATGTCGGTCAACTGCCCCACCATCTCGATGAACTGGCGAACGAAGCGGTTCTCGACCGGGCGAGAGCGACCAAACCGAGCCTGCGGACTCCACTGGCGCCCCTCTATGTAGTCGATCAGTTTGCCGGTAAGTTTGAGTTCCTTCGAGTCCGAAAGCTCGCGCTCCGCCTCGTCGTAGACTGATTCAGTCCATTCCAGCACCTCATGTTCGAGGCGTTGTTCCGGCGTTTCGTTGAGTAGTTCCGCAGCGGCCATAGTCGATTTCATCCTACCGCGAAATGGCTGCGGAGTGGGGAGTTAGCGCGAGAGAATTTCTAGTGAAGGCAGAAATACAACGCAAATCCAAACACGATGGCGATAAAGGGGAGCATTATGTTTTTCATACCGGAGCCTGAACGCCTGCCCCTTGGAAGAGGGACTGCATGAGAGAAATCTTCTCTTCCGCCGTCTGCAACTGCGCTTCGAGGGTCTTCGCAACTTCGAGCGCAGCGACCATCTCCGAGCCGTTCTTGACCCCGAGTTTCCGCAGATGCGCCGCCTGTCCGCCGTCGATGATGACTGGCTCGCCGACCAGATAGAGCCGCAGAATCGACTCGACCGTGGCGTTGACCTGTGCCGGATACTTGGCCGCGAACTGAGTCCAGATGTCCTTGTTGACCCAGACCTCTACCTTCGTATCGTTCGGTCCGGGAGTCTCCTTCGGGATGAGTTTGATTAGTTCCGGCTCCATCGCCATGAGTTCCGCGTAGGCTTTGAAGACGTGTCCGTTTGCGCAGCGGAAGGCGTCCGGGTCGCGCACCAGTTCGACGACCTTAAGGGAAGCGTTGCTGGTGATGTTCGCCAAATTTCGGCAGGTTGGGCAGTACATCATTGCTCGGTCTGACATAGTGTTCTCCTCGTCTTTACCAATCTGAATCGTTGGAACTGTTGCCGCCAATCGCGGCTTGATCGTAGGCCGCTTTGAAGCTCGAAACCAGTGCAGGCACGATCTCATCCGATGATAAACCATGCGCATGTCGCAGTTTGAACTCCGCGCTGTTTGGGTCGTCATACGTCGGAGAGTACATCGTGTTCGCCTTGCAAATCAGGATGGGCTGCACTGTCCACCCCGGCTTGCCTTCGATGACGCCCAGAGCAACCAGCCTGTCCTGATACTGCCCCCGCTGGCGCATGATGTTGTCGTAGACCCCATAGACGTTGATGTCGCCAACATGCTCGGATGAGGAGCGATCGTTTGCCGTCCCTTTGAGGTGAGTTGTCGTCTCCCTCATGCAGTAGAGCGCGATCATCAGGCCGAAAACCGAGTCATCGTGATTTCCCTGCCCCTCCATCCTTCCGCCGGTCGATCCGAAGTCGATCATCTCGTCCAGAAGTTCGACGGAGCGCAGAATTACTCCGGGATCGCCCTTGCGGTTGTGGTGCAGCAGGGCTTCGTTCATCGTCGAGATGATGGCGTCGCGGGTCTTGATGTTTGTGACGAAGTGGAAATACGGCTTGTAGGCGCCGCCGGGCCGGTCCTTCATCCGTTCGCGGTAGAGGTTCGGGTAATCCAGTTCCACCAGTTTGTCGCCGGTCGAGATGCCTGGCCCTTGATACTCGGTCGCAACCTCCGCTCCGTTGTACCAGTAGCCGAGAGCGCAGTTGATACGCGCGAACTCTTCTGGAGGGCAGTGGCCCCACCATTCGGCAACCTGCGTATCCGAAGCAGAGCCCTGTCCGCAACGGAAGACAGAGGCCACGCTATAGTCTCCTCCGTAAACTCCTAATGCTGAATCACTTCCGACGTAGTACGTCTCCCCGACTTCTGGCAACTCCCAGACATGAAGCCGTGCCGATGGCCTGTCGCTTTTTCGTTTCGTCAGAATCTCGTCGTCCATCACCTCGCGGATCATGTCTGTGTTCGGAGTTTTGTTATCGAATGCCAGCGAAATCTCACCCGCGAAGATCGGCTTGCAGATGTACTTCATCTCCTGTTCTTCGAGGGATTCACGGTCGAACGCGCAGATGCCGGATGCTTGGAACGCTTGCGCCGGGGTTAGCGGATACGATTCAATGAATCCCGCTTTCGCTTGTCCCCTCTTCGCGGCGAGCATACCGATTCGATGGAAGTTCCAGAACTCTTTCGGGATGCTGAAGTGTTCTTCCTTCTCAACGCGGGAGTTGAACTTTTCTTCGTCGTCTCGCAGCGTGAAGGCGTCACGCAGTGCATCGTTCTTGGCCGGGTTCCGGCGATTGAACGGCAGGTAATACTTCTTCGACCGATAGACAGGAATGAAGACCGCACGGTATCCCGTGTCTCCCTCGACCGAGCCGCGCCATTGATCGTAGAAGAATCCTTGCCGCCCGAATCCAGTGGATTCGATGACAGCAAACGTATCGCGCGCATTCATCGACGGCTTGATGTCAGCCTCGAACATGCCATCGTCAGGCCATCTCGACGCCTCGCTCGCGTGAAGATTACGCAGTGATCGACCGATGGCAACTCCGCTCATCTTCATCGCGTTCGAGCACTTCAGAATCGAACCAAGTCCTGGGTTCACGGATCGTTCCGCGTCATCCTCGCGCTGAAATACAATCTCGTCACCCTTCGTCTTGTAGAGGAACTCTGGGCGAATCCACCACGGGAGCGCGTGGTAGGCGTTGATGCTCATGTTGTAAAGATGCTCAGACGTGTCGCCGTTCTGACCGACGATCATCGAGTAGGAGTTCGGAACGAAGATGGTTCGGTGAAAAATGGCTCCGGCGGTCCACGTCGAGATTCCCGACTGCCGCGGCTTCACGGCGATGATCTTGCACTGGCCGTTCTCCGCCAACTCTTCTTCGATGGCCTCGTACAGAATCTCCTGATACTCGAACCACGGATAGAACGATTTCCAGTTTCCGTTTTCGTCTTGGATGCAGTGGTAATTTTCGAGGTAGTAGCGCAGGTATAAACACTGCTCAGTCTCGCCGTAGATAAACGACTTGTCGCTGTCGTCCAGCATCGAGTAGGCGACCTTCTGGTTCTTGTTAGCGCGGACGTACAGGTCATCGAGGTATTCGATGGCATCGTTCAACGTCGGGTCTTTGCGAGCAATACTCACTCGTCACCCTCGTCGTCGCCCTCGTCGTCGTCATCCTCTTCGGGGATCTCAATGCCAATCTCCGCCAACTCTTCGGCGATCCCGCCTTGCTCTACGTCTTCAAAATCTGCGTCGGGTATGCCAGCGTCATTGGAAATTCCCTTGCTCTCGCGTATCTGGCGCAGCCGGGTCTCGTAATCGAATCCACGTCCGCTCACCGCCCCGTCTTGCTGGCCCCCGGCGGCATTGATTTGCTGATTGAATTGGATTCCGCCGCCCCTTGGCCGCGTCGTGTCCATGAGGGTCTTCATCATCTCGACACTCTTCAACCGGGTTGCGTGGTCGGCCACCTTGCGCATGATGACGTTCTTGCCGCGCCCAACATTCTCGGTCGTCGTCGCCTTCATGCCGTCGATGAGGACTTTGGCTGCTTGCGGCAGGGCTTGGCCGATAATCAGGCGGTTTACTTCGAGATCAACTTCCGCGTTGTCGAACTGCGCGCGCCAGAGTTCGTGCCGCCCAATCGCGGCTTTCACTGCCAACTCTGTCATCTTGAATCGAACGGCAAGCTGGTCGTCTGTCCAGCCCTTCTTTTTCCCCAGCCAGAGTTCGCGCTCCCGCTTCGTCGTCTTCGTGATGAAGCCGGGGGGAGATTCCAAAAGTGCCAGTGCTGTGTTGGTCGCCATTGCCTATGCCGGTACTTTCCTGTTTTCCACGTAGAGTTCGAATCGTTTGAAAGCGGCCTCTCCGTCGATCAGGGCACCCTCCCTACGCGCCGCCTCTTTCCCTTGCTCGTAACCAAACTTGAATCCCTCTTGCTCTGCCGCTTCTTTTAGCCGGATGAGGTCTATCTTGGTTGCTGGGTTTGGTTCAGAGAGGCATACCATCACCTCGTACCACGGCATCTCCTGCCATTCCTCCTCGCCTTCCCATCTGACCTCCAGTTTTTCTTCGGACACACGGAATTGGATGAATCCACAGAGATGCGGATTGCAGGAAGTGGACTCCACCGTAAACGTCGTGCCGACAGTCGCCTTCATTCCGCCGCCACCCCAGAGAACAATGGCGCATCATCTTCCGATTGCGCCCTCTGGTCAGCCTGATCGAGCCGCGCTGACTCGCTAATGCTGGAGTATATCGTATCGCCAGCCGCGTACTCTTCGGGGAGCAAGTCCGCCGCGCCTTCGGGAACCTCGTGCGTCACCAAGAGAGCCTGAAGTGTGCTGGCAACCCTCACCAGCGTTGCGGACGCATTGAAAATCTTGATCGAAGCCGCCTCCAGCGCTGTAGGGTTGAATTTGCCGATGGCATCGCGGAATCCAGCATCGTGCGCCTTGAGCGCAGCCGCCAAGAGCTTATCCTGCCTCTCCTGCGAGGTCTTGATCTCCTGCCGGATGCCGGTGAAGCTCGACCGCGCGCCATCGACAAGGACGGTCAAGTCCGTCTTGTATTGCGTCAGAAAGGCGGCGAGTTCCTTGTTCGCCTTCTGCGCCCGGAGATGGAGAATAATCAGCGCGGCAAGCCCCAAGACGATGATGAGCAGGATGAAACTGGCGAAGACGGAGATGATCGAGACGGCTACCGTGGACATGAATTTACTGTACGACGCTTGCAGTTGGATTGCAAGGGAAAATAGAACGGCTGGCGACCTCGACCCATGCTTACCCTTGGAAGAGGATGGGGAGATCGCCAGCCAGATGAGATCGCCGCCAGGCAAGCCCATACAAACTATTATGACATAAATTATGGGTTAGGGGTTGCTTTTTTTTTCAACTAGTGAGAAATTGGAATACGAGCTTACCCTTGGAAAGATAAGCCCGGCACCTAAATTCCCGTCTCCCGAACACCTGGAGCCGATAAATAAATCGCCACTATAACGACACGGAAGAGTTGTGTCCGAAATGAGGCGTGGGGGAATGGTCGGCTTATTGCGAGCTTCCAGAGTCCTCCGATTCCGCGAGACGGCCAAGAATTTTTGGTTGGGTAGGAACTCACTCTGGAATAGGCAATGCGCTCTCGGGCTCACTGAACCGACAGCACACGCTAAGGCTAATGTTGCGACGGGCGAATACGCTTTCGTGCGCACTCATTAGTCTTGGTGCGCCCCCAGGTCTTCAGTCCCGACATAATAGAAACAAAGACAAAAGCAAAAGAACAGTAGAAACTTAATGGATTTTATGTAGAATCAGATTACTGAGGTGCAAGCATGAACCGCCCACAAACACTTCGATTTCTCATTAAACAGCAGCGAATCATCGGACTTGCGCCACAAGAACTCCATGCCAACATAGGCACCATCGACGGATTTATCCTCGAAGCAGGATTACGCCCCGTCGTTCCGCCGGACACTCGCAGTTTGATTGATCGGATTCGCCGACCCAAATCTGGCCCCGTACCCCAGTACGAGTTCGATGGGTTGAAACTGGTCTGCAACCCGCAGATCCCCGGCGGAGCGATCATCCTGCGACCGGCGATGCTGATGGGCGACCCCGACTGGCTGGGCCATGTTCAGTTCAAGGAATCCCCTGAGATTCCTCAGAATGACGAGCAGGGTGGCCTACAGCGTCTTCCTGCGGACGGATCGACTCCGTGGCTCACCAAGGGGCAAAACACGCCACAGCCGCCACAGGAGGCCGCTGGCGACCCCGTGCAGCAACTTCAGCAAGAGTGTGGGGCTGACTGTACCTCGATACTCATCAAGGCAATGGAGGGCATGGATTCGGTCGATGACGTTGTTGTAATGAGATTTCACAAGAGCGGCGACGTTTCAATGTGTTCGAGTATGGACAAATTCCGCATAATCGGGGCCCTGCAGATGGGAATGGCCTACGCAATGCGGCAGAATTAGTTGACGAGTTCCTTTGGCGTCGGCCCTTCGTCAATCGCCGAGGTCCGCCGAACTTCCTCTTCGAGGCAGACTTTGACGTAGCTCACGAGTCCGAGGTTAGCCGAGATTCTATCGCGGCACTCATGCCAACTGATCGAGCCGTCACTGTGGCTGATAATAAGCATCGCGTCTTCCGCGTCCTTGAGTTCGTCCAGCGTGTCCGCGATCATCTCTTTTGCGCTGCGTTCTTTCATCGTGTTCCTCCCCAGGCCGATTCTTTGTCGATTCCATAAGGTAAATCTGTTCCTTCCGGCAGCATCCATAGGATTCGTATGTGCATCTTCGACACCACCTCGCGTGGATAGATTTCAACTCCGAGTTGGTCCGCGCCAAACAGTTCGTTCTTGATGCGGAGAACATCGTTCCATGTGACCGGCAACAAGTGGCCGTGGTGGGCGATCACAACCTGGACGACCCCGCCGATACTGGTTGCACAGTTGAACGTCTGCACCTCGAACTTCGAGTTCGCATAGATTTTCGCAACGCGCTTCATCTGTGGAGAGGAGTCTCTAATCTCATCGGTGATTGGCACTTCTTGCCACGCGGTCCAAACCTTACTCATGCGCTGCATCTTGTGACGCTCTTGTGTGGCTTTGCTCAAAGTTGTGCCTCTTTCTTTTTCCACTCATCGTCGCTAAATGCGCCGGGATGATCGGGTGCATGATGCGTCAAAACATCGTACCCCAGATTATTTACTTCTAGCAGTGGACCGCAGGGGCAATCCTTCGATAGTTCATGGTCGCCGCTACGAACATACTCGCCCTCGATCACAACGCACGGCATGACATGGAAGGAAATAAACTCGTCGTCATCGTCCCACTGCTCGTAGACGCCCCAAATCATACTCATGGCATCATCTCCAATACGTCATTGATTGCGTCTCCTCGCTCGACCATTGCGGTTGAGTAGCGAAGGACTCTCCATCCAAGTTTTGTTGCTTCGTTGTACTTTTTTGCATCTCCCTCAAATCCACCTCCGAAACTGTGGCGCGATTTGCCGAATGAAGTTCCACCCTCAATCTCGACTGCGATATTCCTGCTTATGAAGGCGAAGTCGAATCTCCATTTTCTATCGCAGAATTGGTACTCGCGTATCGGAGTCAATCCGTACGCCTTGCACTGGAGCGCGAATGTTTCTTCGCCAATACTGAGCGGATTGGGGATTTTGCTCACTTCGGTTCTCCTCGAAAGTTGATGTCCGTCGCGCACATAGCCCTCGGTGTCCTCAAACTCGCCGCCGCCATAGGCGTTTCGATTACGGGCCTTCGACGTGGTACCAGATAACTCACCGAGTCCATACGGCGGGTCGGTGATGACGCAATCTGCCGTCAACAACGGTAGGAATTCACGCGCGTCGCCGTGGTAGATTGTGATGCCGCCATGCTCATAATATGCGGGCGGGACGGCTACCGGAGTAGCCGCCGTGGGGGAAGGGGTATTGCTCATTGGACTCCCTTTGGCGGTTCGGGCAATGGCATCCAGTGAGTGACACACCCTACCCATTGCCGTGCGTGTTGGTCACCGAAACATCTAGCAATCTCGATCCAAGAGCCGATGCCGTTTCCGACGCGGTAAACTAGGACATCACAATCAGTTTTCGGCAACCGATCTTTCACGCTGATCCAGGCGGGAGCGGCCCCAGATGGAGCCGCCGTGGGGGAAGGGGTTTGCGATGCGGAGTGTGACGGAATCATTGTACGCGCTGACCTTTCCATCTCTTTTCGTAAAGTCGTTTCTGAGCCTTCTGATCTTTCGAGAGCGGGCCAGCTTGCAGTGATTGATGGAAGTCAACCTCGTCAGGTTTGTGCCGGTGGCAGAAGATAACCGGGCTGCTGAATTTTCCCTTGTAGACCTCATCGCAGATGTAGCACTCAGCCGATTCAAATACGCGTTCATCCATCATTTCACTCCTCTCGCCCGCTGGGGCTATGCCCACTGGTTTGTGTAAATAAGCTGCATGTAGATTACTCGGCCTTCATCATCGCGCCACATTCGATACCACTCAAATACTGGATTCATTTCACTCCTTTCGCCGCTGGGGCTACTGCTTAGTCTTCTAAAAGCATTGCAAGATGAGGTGTTTTGTCTGCACATCTATCATGTACAAACATCCTCTTTGGCTCACAGATAAACTTTGCCATGTCCTCATCCGTCCCCATTACAGCGGCAACAGCAGGAGAACCTAACATCATTTCAAGCCCAGCATTCCGCCGGATAGCTCTTCTGTCCAACATGGCACGCGATATTTCCACGACGTAGAAAACCGGCAGTCCTTCTGAATCCCCGATCTTTTTGTGACATACGCCGCAGCTTCCTAGAGCAACCAGCTCCGCTTGTTTCATGCCCTTCAACTCTTCAGCCATCACCGTACCTCTTTCTCGCCACCCACAGTCCGAGAATACTCCCAGCAACAAAGTTCGCAGTAGACGACTCGCTCCATCGTAATGTAATCAATTTTATCCTGCCATCTATGAGGGCATTTCCCCGGCTCTAATTTGGAAACCGCTTCCGGCACATCTGGCCCTGGGGCGAGTAACATGCGGCGCTGCCACTCGGTAATCATCCATATCCACCCGTTGTATCCGTTTAATGAATTGCTGAGTTTCACGCATTCTTTGGCTAAGGATCTTAATTGCTCCTTCGTCGGAACAATCGGGTTATCCAAGAGCCATCTCAGGGAGGCTTCGACGGCGATCCTTGCGATGTGTAGTTCTCCGGGCCCATGGCCAGGGATATAAGTCTTCATCTTAGATGAAACTGCTTGCCAAGCCGCTGTCAACATACCTTCAGGAATTACGATCTTCTTCTCCATCACCTCACCTCTTCAATATCTACAACCTGCTTTTCGTTCCAACTGATCCTCAACTCGCTGTCCCAGTGCGCTGACTTGTGGCCAGCATCGAGGACGCAGACAGCGTACTTGCCGACCTGCTTGCGGATCGCCCCGCAGGGTTTCAACTGCTTCAGGCACCGCTTGCAGGTGATCTCCCCAGGGTTTATTCCAAGCTTGGCAATAGTTACTGGAACATTGCACATCGGCTGCCCATCCTCGCCAAGATAGTGAATTCTCATCGCTTCCCATTCCTCGCACGCCGGTACAACTGCTCCACCTTCTCAAGACCGAGAAGTGTCAGTACCTCATCCGGGATGTTTCGTCGCTTTCGCAGCACGTCGCTCAACATCTGCTGTGAAATCTTCAGATCCGCCGCGAACTCCACCTGTGTCCTTACCCCTTGCGCGTTCTCTAGCCGATTCAGAACGTCATCCTGTGTTAGATAGCCGTTAACCATTCCACCTCCATCGTTCCAAATCTACCGCATGTCTGCGGTATAGTCAAGAGATAAATCTTCCTCTTCCTGCGCGACATCAAGGTACGCCTTAATGAACTCGACGGCGACAGGTACCACAATCGCATCCCCATAGAGTTTCAGCCTGCCGACCCTCGCTTCCGCTGTTTCAAGTTCTTCGCTGCTTGGATCGAGAAGTAATCCCACATCACCGGAACCCCCATGAGCCAGCGCGAGTACGCCGCGTTGAGCTGACCGGATGAGGGGATTGATCCCTTGCCCAATTGGCCTGTACTTGCCGTCTCTCCCGTACCACCAATCGCAGTCGGCCCAGAAGCCGCGAGTTGCGCCTGCCTCGGCAACTGATCGAGCCTCGTGCGGGTCGAGCCATCCGGATCCACGCCACTCTCGGACATCCCCGAAGTATCCTTCCAGTCCCGCGCCGAGGGCGTTGTCACCGCTTGCAGGTTCGCTTGGCTGCACGTCCGCAATACTTCTCTCATCCACGTCTCCCGGCGCAATCGCTCCAGCCTTGATCGCTTCACGGATTGTCTCCGCCTTCATTGGATCGATCTCGTTGTAATATGCCCACTTCATATCAATTATTCTACGTCTTATTTGCAGTGGTGTCAATGCAAATTTGCAGTAGACCCGAAAGCGGAATTTGAGGAAATCGTGCGTGAGCAATCATCCGCCGAAGGCGGACGGGTCACGGGAGGGGGTACCCTTGATCGCGCGTTCCCGCCGGGGAGTCGTTCGCCTCGCGCGCAGTCGGGCCGGCAGGGAGGGCCGCACACCTCGGAGGGAGGGGGTGAAGGCCATCACAGGGAGAGGGCAACGCATCGGCAGGCGGAGAACTCGCGCAGTTGGGCCGGGGGAATCGGAATCCGGCGCGCGCTATCTGGATCCGAGCTTCACCGTCTTAGCCTTCGCCGCGGGCTTGGTATCCTTCGTCGGCTGGGGCATGTGGACGGGCTGGATCTGGGGCATGGAGACGGTGCGCTCATCTCGACCGAGGTAGACGGTAGCGGGGCGAGGAGTGGGGCGGGTGGGAGTTGATCGACCGAGATTGACGGGTTGGACTGGCATTTGGTGAGACCTCCGCCTGTAGGGTAACAGAGACGGAAGGCTCGCAGGGGGCTTAGAGGGGTAAAAAGGGTGGTGGGGTAGCATGGTCGAATCGCCAGCGGCGCGTCCTGGGGCGTCCTACGGAGGCAGTTTCAGGCGATCCGCTCGCCGCGGGCGCACTTGCCCCTGTGACCGGCAGATAGGCGGCAGGCGTAGCTCTCGCCCTCCTGCTCCAGCCATTCGACGTGGGGGCAAGGCTCGACCGGTGAGGCCGCATCGACCTGCATGGCAACCGGCGCGATATTACCGGCGCAGATGGCGCGCAAGGCCGCCAAATCCG